GAATCGTTGTTGAAACAAGAGACCATCAATTCTTTTTAGCTGGTTATGACCAAGGTTGTGACGTTACTGCTGGAACTGTATCTTCAGGAACTGCAATGGGTGACTTCAACGGTTATAACTTGACATTCACTGGAATGGAAAAAAGTCCTGCATACTTCATTGACTGCGCTGATGAGGCTGGATTGAAAGCTATCTTTACTGATGGTGCTGATGACGCTATTGTAATTACTTCTTAGAATTGTCTGTTAATAATAGGTTTAAGACCCTACCTTTATAGGTGGGGTTTTTTTATTTAAGAAACAATTTAAGCTGTTTTAAGTTAATAAAGTATGATAGTTTTAACTACTTCAACAAATGCGCAAACATTCGCTTTAATTCCGCGAAATGCAGACTTCGATACAGTTGAAATAACGGATGACCAAACGAATGAAACAACGGTTGTTGAGGAATGGGAATTTACGGAAGGTGATTACTATTCGACATTGGAAGTTGAGGTTGCCTTAGTTGAAAATCATTTTTACAATTTGGTACTAAAAGACGGAACGAATATCGTTTATCGTGATAGGATATTTTGCACTGACCAACCGATAGTTACATTCTCGGTTAATAACGGGCAATATACTTCAAATACAACTGCAAATACTTTTATAGTTTATGAGTGATAACATACATATTATTAATTTAAGTTCATACCAAACGCCATTAATCCAAGAATCCAAAAGAGATAATTGGGTTGAGTTTGGTGAGGACAATAATTACTTTCAATATCTAATAGATAGATACACGTATTCAACGACGAATAACGCCATAATAAACAATATAAGTAGATTAGTTTACGGACGTGGTTTAAGTGCGTTAGATGCAAGTAAAAAGCCAAATGAGTACGCTCAAATGATGTCTTTGTTTCATGCTGATTGCGTTCGTAAATTAGTAGTTGACAGAAAGATGTTAGGGCAGTGCGCTATTCAAGTTCATTATTCAAAAGACCGTAAAAGAATTCTTAAGGCGTACCACATGCCTGTTAATTTATTACGTGCTGAAAAGTGTAATAAAGATGGGGAGGTAGAGGGATATTATTATTCAGATAATTGGCAAGATGTTAAAAAGTACGCACCTAAAAGAATACCTGCTTACGGATTTTCAAACGAACAAATAGAAATACTTTTTGTTAAACCTTACACGGTAGGAATGAAGTATTACGCCTATCCGGATTATCAAGGTGCCGTTCCTTATGCTAAATTAGAAGAGGAAATTGCAGACTATTTAATTAATGAAGTTCAACATGGATTCAGCGGTACAAAGGTTATAAACTTCAACAATGGTATTCCTACTGAAGAGCAACAAAGTATCATTACAAACAAGGTAAACGCACAATTAACGGGTTCTAAAGGACTGCGAACGATTGTAGCTTTTAATGCAAGTGAAACAAGCAAAACAACCGTAGATGACATTCCGTTAAATGATGCGCCTGAACACTATTCATATTTAAGTGAAGAGTGTTTACGTAAGATTATGTTAGGTCATAACGTAACTTCACCTTTATTATTTGGTATTGCAACGTCAACGGGTTTTAGTTCGAATGCTGATGAACTTAAAAATTCAAGTATTTTGTTTGACAATATGGTTATTAAGCCTATGCAAGATGAGTTACTTGAGGCGTTCGATAGGATATTAGCTTACAATGGTATTTCTTTAAAGTTATTCTTTAAGACTTTGCAGCCTTTGGAATTCATGGACTTAGAAAACGCACAAACCGAGGAGCAAGTAGCAGAGGAAACAGGAACGGAATTAAGCTCACAAAGTGATAAAATTGCTCAAGCGTTAATTGATTTAGGCGAAGATGAGAATCCTGACTGGATATTAATAGATGAACACGAAGTTGACTACGATACAGATGAAAAAGACAACGAGATATTAAGCAAAGAGCCTAAACAAAGTTTATTATCTAAGGTTGTTAATTTAGTATCAACTGGAGACCCTCGACCTAATTTACGAAGTGGACAAGATGCGGTTATTGATGGTGTTAAGTTTTTAACTCGGTATGTTTATTCTGGAGAAAACAAAGAAAATGGACGTGCATTTTGTAAATCCATGATGAGAGCAAATAAACTTTATCGAAAAGAGGATATTATAAAAATGGGAAGTCAGCCAGTTAATGCTGGTTTTGGAATTGATGGAGCTTCGACATATTCAGTATGGTTGTATAAAGGCGGTGCAAATTGTCACCACCGTTGGAATAAAAGAGTTTATGCAACGTTTGAAGGTCAAGCTATTGATGTAAACACGGCTAAACAAATTGCTGGGCGTAAAGCAGAGAAATTAGGTTATGTAGTTAAAAATCCAAGTTTGGTAAGTCAAAGACCTATTGATATGCCGAATCAAGGATATTATAGAAAATAAGATGGCAGAGGCATTACTTATAACAAGAGATGACATCGTGAAGTTTACAGCCATGAATGGCAATGTAGACACGGATAACTTTATTCAATGGATAAAGGTCGCTCAAGATATTCACATTCAAACATACTTAGGCACTAAGTTATTGGACAAAATAAAAGATGATATTGTAAACGATGATTTAGGTGGTAATTATTTAACGCTTGTAACGACGTATATAAAGCCTATGCTGATACATTGGGCGATGGTTGAATACTTACCCTTTGCGGCTTATACAATCGCTAATAAAGGCGTATTTAAACACAATTCAGAGAACGCTACAAACGTAGAAAAAGACGAAATTGATTTCTTAATAGAAAAAGAGCGTTCAATAGCTCAACACTATACAGAAAGGTTTATTGATTACATGAGTTTTAACCAAGACTTATTTCCTGAATACAACTTAAATTCAAATGGGGATATGTACCCGGACACACAAAACAATTATTTTGGATGGTTCATTTAAAGAAATACAAGCCTAAGGCTGAAAACATTAAAAAATTACAAATTTATTTAAACAAAATAAATGGCGGACGTAAAGATAAGTCAACTAACAGCGAAAGCGGCAAAGGTTGAAAGTACGGATAGGATTCCAATAGCAGACTTTAATGGCACTACTTACGATACTAAGTATGTAACTGGTTCAGAAATTAACGAAGTTAGCTTAGATACGTCTCCTCAATTAGGTGGAAATTTAGACGTAAATACGCATAAAATAACATCTGCATCAAATGGCAATATTATAATTGAGCCGAATGGTACTGGAGCTGTTTTAATTGGGGGTAATTCAACACAGCCAACAGAACTTAGGTTTATGGAAGATAGTGATAATGGAACTAATTATGTAGCTTTAAAGGCTTCAAATTCATTAAGCGCAGACACAACCTATACTTTACCAACAGCAGACGGCACAAGTGGACAAGTTTTGTCCACAAATGGAACGGGAACATTAAGTTGGACAAATAACGATTCGGGTTTAACGGTTAATTCAACTGCAATAGCTTCGGGAACTGCTGGAGGTGTATTCTTTCAGAATGCTTCGAATCAATTATCTCAAAGTTCTAATTTATTTTGGGATAATACAAATTCAAGGCTTTCAATAGCTCAAGGAAATGCACCATCGGCAAGATTAGATATAAGGGCGCAAGGTATATTGTCAACTGATATAGTGTTTAGAATAAGGAATAGTTCTGATTCAGGTAATTTATTGACTTTTCAAGGAGATGGAAATGTAGCTATTGGACTTGCAAGTACAACATTAAAACTTGAGGTAAATGGAGCTGGAAGATTTAATGGGAATCTTACTTCAACTGGTCAAGTAATAGCACAAACATCCACAAATAGTGGTAGGATGTCGTTATTGAATTTAAGAAATACTGGTGGTGCATATACCTCGGCTTTAAATTCATCTATGGCATTGGCGTTTACAAACAGGGATTCAACAAATGTTTGGTCGGATGATTTTATTGAGTTAAAAGTTTATAATAATGGGTCAACAACTTCTACAACTGGATATAATTTTTACACTCATAATAACCAATCTTTTAGCTCTTCTTCTGTTTTAGCAATGTCAATAAACGGGCAAAGCGTAGGCATTGGAATAGAAACTCCAAGTGCTTCGGCTATTTTAGATGTAACATCAACTACAAAAGGATTTTTACCTCCAAGAATGACTAATGCTCAAATGGTAGCAATAGCAACGCCAGCGTCTGGTCTTGTTGTTTACGATACTACAAATAATAAATTATGCTGTTATGACGGGACATCATGGCAAAATTTATTTTAATTTTAAAATAAAAAATATATTATGGCGATTTTAATTAAAGGAACGGAAGAGAAACAAATTAAATTATCGGGAACTGATATAGTAATTCCAGAAATTTACGGGCGTGTTGAGTTTGTAGGACGTGCAAATGGCACTACTTTGGAGATAGGAATAATAACTTATGTAAGTGAGCAAACATTTGAAGAGAATAAAGTAGTGTTTACAGACGTTGAATCACGCTCTTTAACGGCTAATTTAGAGCCTAACGAAACACAATCTTTAGAGACAGCTCACAAGTATGCTAAAATCGCTTATCAGCAACAAGGTTATGAGGTTGTTATTGACTTAAATTGAACAAAACACGAATCAATAAGTTAATAAAGTATGGCAAATAGTAACGGTTGGGGTGATGGTTTAGCAAACAACGCAATAGGTTGGGAACAAGGTGCAAACAACGCTAACAATTTTATTTATTCAGATATATTCACATTAAGCAAAACATATTAAAAAATTAAATTATGGCAAATGACATAGGATGGGGAGAAGGTGCTTGTAATAACGAAATAGGCTGGGGTATTGCACAAGAATATTTTAGCTGTAGCGGTTCGGGTGAAGCAGCCGTTGGTGCTACGTTACTAAAAAGCGGTCAAACTACTTCTTACCGAACGGGTGACGATGGCGATTTAGAAGCTGGAAGGGCAACTTCATTTAGTGTTTTAAGTGCTAATAACCCTTTTGGAAACACGAATCGTTTTACGGACGAATTAGGCGGAACAACTTATACGAATAACATTGTAATAGATTGGAGTACTTATGACGGCACAACGGTTTTAGGAATTTCACGAGTAGAAATTGCAACGGGTCAAACTTGGAATCAAGCCGTTGATAATTCACTTTCTTATTCTGTTGGTAGTTTTACAAGCGGTTGGAGACTTCCTAATATGAAGGAAATTTTTAACTTAGTTAATTATGCAAATACTCCAGAAAATTTTTTAAATTATTCGCCTTTAAATTTGAATTCATCAGGTAGAGTTTACTGGAGTTCAAATAGTAATGTTGGATCTTCTACATCTGCATACTTTTTTAGTAATGTAGGAATGACAGGTCAAACAGCTAAGACAACATCAGTAGCATTTACCTATTTTCCAGTAAGAACATTCACCGTAACAGGAACAACTTTAACATAAAATAAAAATAAAAATAAAAAAATGGCAACTTATAAATTTCCGCAATTCAACGTTACAATTACTAACCCTATTGTAACAGTTACAATAGTAACAGATGATATTATAAACAGAGTATGCACGGCAAACGTTTTGCTTACAACACCTTCTGCAATCTTTGGGATAGATTTTTACGGATATTCTTATACGCAAGATTGGAGCGACCAAGATATTATTGACTGGGTTAATAACGTAGAACTTCCAAAATACGAAGTGCAATGATTGATATAACCAAACTTTTAGAAATTATTAAAAAGCAAGGAGCAACTGGAGTTCTTGCAATGTGGTTATGGTACACACACAGCGAAGTACAAGAATTAAAAAGTAAGCTTTATGAATGTTATGGTAAGCAATTAGCAACAGCATTTGAAAGAAGCATTGAATCTCATTCGTATTTTGCTATTAAACCCGAAGACGAAATAAACGAAACGGCATGAGTTACGATTGGCTAAAAGAAGAAAAATCACCGAGAATTTTAGTTCAAGCTGTTAAACAACTTGGAGTAAAAGAATTTGTAGGTAAAGAACACAATCCAATTATATTAGGTTGGGCAAAGAACTTAGGACTTGAAAGAATTTACACTAACGATGAAATTCCATGGTGCGGTTTGTTTATAGCTGAATGTTGCAGAGCTGCAGAACTTGAAGTAGTTGAGCGTCCGTTATGGGCATTGAACTGGAATAAGTTTGGCAACCGTGTTTCTGAACCAATGTTAGGGGATGTTCTTACATTCAAAAGAAATGGCGGCGGACACGTAGGAATCTATGTAGGTGAAGACCAAACGCACTATCACGTGTTAGGTGGCAATCAAAATAACTCTGTTAACGTAGCACGAATAGCAAAGAGTAGACTAACACAAGCACGAAGAACAGCATGGAAGATAGCTCAACCTGCAAATGTTCGCAAGGTACATTTAGAACCAAAAGGAGTAATAACAACAAATGAAGCATAATGGCAAAGAAA